AGGGCAACAGGTAATCCTGGTAACGTTGGTTCACAATGGGTACGAGAAATGTTCGTAGATCCTGCAGAACCAAATACAGCTTTCGATGTAGGGGTCGATACGCCTAATGGTAAGAAGTATATAACTAGAAGGTTTATACCAGCTAAGTTACAAGACAATCCTTATCTGATGCAGACAGATGATTATTATATCATGCTTGCATCTTTACCTGAAGCACAACGTAAACAGTTTCTAGATGGAGATTGGGATGCATATGAAAACTCAGCTTTTCCAGAATTTGACAAAAGACTCCATGTTGTGGAACCTTTTGAGATACCTTCAGGATGGTATAAGTTTCGTGCTGCTGACTGGGGTTATTCTTCTCCTGCTTGTGTTCTATGGTTCGCTATTGATTATAATAATAATATATGGATTTATAGAGAACTGTATACTAAGAAAGTTACAGCCGATCATTTCGCAAGACAGGTTATAAACCTAGAACACGGAGAACATATCCATTACGGGGTCTTAGACGCTAGTACATGGGCAAAGAGAGGTGATGTGGGCCCAAGCATTGCAGAGACAATGATACAGCAGGGATGCCGCTGGAGGCCGTCTGATAGATCACCTAAGAGTAGAATTAATGGTAAGTTAGAAATACATAAAAGATTAAAAGTAAATGATGACGAACCAGGTATAAGAATATTTGCTAATTGTAGAAATTTAATTAGAACTTTAGGAACATTACCAGTTGATGATAGAAATCCTGAAGATGTAGATACACACGCAGAGGATCATGCATATGATGCATTAAGATATGGATGTATGAGTAGACCAACACATCCTAAGTTTGCAGATAGATTTGGTACTTCTTTACATAATACATTTGAAGTATCAGATAACAAATTTGGTTATTAATATGAATAGAATTACAAGACAAGTATTACAGTACATAAATGCTACTAATAGAAAAACTAAACAAATTAGTCTTTCTAAAACTTTAAAAAAAGAAGTAGACATTGGTGCTAATGGTACACAGGGATATACTATAAAACATGGACTTAATAAAGGAAAAGTTATAAGTGCCACTAAATAGAAAAGTTCCAGAGATAAATAAAAAAAATTTTCCTTATGATCTAGTAATAGCTTATTGGGAAGATATTGTTGGATCATGTGAATGGTCTGATATACCAGATATAAAAAAAGCTAAAACTGCAACATGTTGTAGCTTTGGCTGGCTTGTAGAACAGAATGAAAAGACTACTGTCATTATGGCAGATTTTATATTTGAAGATAGTGGAACTATAAAACAAGGTGGTGGGCATACAGTAATACCTACTAAAAATATAATTAAGATTAAGAAATTAAAAATATAACAGGAGAACAATATGAATACATTTGACCCAAAGGCTAAAGTTAAGCAAGGTCAGTTTAGTGATGCACCTGATGGGAAAAACCCAAACAGGGAACATACTAATATTGACTTTTCTAAACATGCACCTAAGAAGTATCAAGAGTTTGAATATGATGTTACTATGACATCAGAAGCAGGTTCTAAGCATGTAGATGATGCTGTATTTAGAATGGCAGACGAAAAGGATTACTAATGAATGAAAATAGTTTAGGTAAAAAAAGTAATTTTATACCTGAAGTTTCTGCAGGTGCTAATAATATTCGTAATAGAGAATTAAAAAAAGCATCTAAGCAAAAATATACTATGGATGAATTTAAAGTTGAGAATATAAATTTTGGTAAGAATAAAAATTACGGACAAATAGATTTATTAAAAACTAATAAATTATACTAATCGGAGGAAACAACTATGATGAAAAGATATATGGAAGGAGAACTTGCACCTGATGCACCTAAGAAACCAAATGAACCTATGGAGTTCAGTGGTGGATACAGTGGCCCTAAATTAGGCCCTGATGTAGAAGGTAAAGCTAAAAAAGCTAATAACAAAGTTGATCCAGCAATCTTTAGAATGGCTGAAGAAAGAGACTACTAATAGATATTAATGCACGAAGAAGAACATAAATCAGCTGAGGAAGTCAGCGAGTCTAAACCTATTGTAAGTCATATAAGAGAAAAGTTCTATCAATCAGAAACTTCTAGATTATATGATGAGAAAAGATGGCTACAGGCTTACAGAAACTATAGAGGGTTATATGGCCCAGAAATGGTTTTTAGATCAAATGAAAAGTCTAGAGTTTTTGTTAAGGTAACAAAGACTAAAGTCCTTGCTGCATTTGGTCAAATCATTGAGGTACTATTTTCTAGTGGTAAATTTCCACTAGGTATTAATCCTACACAAGTACCAGAAGAGATGGCAGAGTATGCACATCTAAAACCTAAACAGGCTCAAGCACCTCAACAACCACAAGATCCATATGGATTTAAAGGTGATGGTAGAGAAATACCACCTGGTGCTACTGCTGATATGTTAATGCAAAACTTAGCACAAGAATATCAAAATGTAGGTTTTGATGAAGGCCCTGCTAATGCAGGTGAACCTCAGATACAACCTGCTGAGATGGCAGCTAAGAATTTAGAAAAACTAATGCACGATCAACTAGAAGAGTCTAGTGCTATAACTGTATTAAGACATGTGTTCTTTGAACAATGCTTATTAGGTACAGGTATATTAAAAGGCCCATTTAGTTTTGATCATACTTATCATGCATTTGATACAGCTGAAGATGAACAAGGTAACTTAATAAATGTACATGCTAAAAAAGTTAAGACAGTACCAAAAGTAGAAGCAGTATCATGTTGGGATTTTTATCCAGATCCAAATGCTACAAGTATAAATGATTGTGATTATGTAATTCAAAGACACTCACTTAATAGACAGCAATTTTCTGATTTAAGAAAAATGCCTTACTTTGATGAGACAGCTATTGATATGTGTTTAGAAGAAGGCCCTAACTATCAAGTTAGAGGGTATGAATCTTCTTTATACAATAGAGAAACTGTAGAAACTATTTATAAAAATAGATATGAAGTATTAGAATATTGGGGTGTTGTTTCAAAAGAAATGGCAGAAGAGTGTGGAATTGAAAGTGATAAAGATGTAATTAATGTTAATGCATGGGTATGTGGTGGTAAAGTTTTAAGAATGGTAGAGAATCCATTTGAACCAAACAGATTACCATTTATGGTTTGCCCATACGAATTAAATCCTTATCAATTCTTTGGTGTAGGTGTACCAGAGAATATGGAAGACTCACAACAGATTATGAATGGTCATGCAAGAATGGCTATTGATAATCTAGCATTAGCAGGTAATATGGTATTTGATGTTGATGAAACACAACTAGTACCTGGACAAGATATGAAAATATTTCCTGGTAAAATATTTAGAAGACAAAGTGGTCAACCAGGAACATCTATAAATGCAATTAAGTTTCCTAATAGTACACAAGAAAATATGATGATGTTTGATAGATTTAGACAGTTAGCTGATGAAGCAACTGGTATTCCATCATACTCACATGGTGCTACAGGTATACAATCTACAACTAGAACTGCCGCAGGTATGTCAATGTTGATGGGTGCTGCAGCATTAAGTATTAAAACTGTAATTAAAAATATAGATGATTACTTATTAAAGCCCCTAGGTGAGAGCTTATTTCACTGGAATATGCAATTCAATGCAGACATTCCAATCATTAAAGGTGATCTTGAAATAAAAGCAAGAGGTACATCTTCATTGATGCAGAAAGAAGTTAGATCACAAAGATTAATGACATTTATGCAGACAGCAGCTAATCCTGCTCTAGCACCTTTTGTTAGATGGCATACATGTTTAAAAGAAATAGCAAAATCATTAGATATCGATCCTGATCAATTAATTAATGATCCAGAGAAAGCCGCTATCTATGCACAAATAATGGGAATGGCAAATGGAAATCAAAATAATACAACCCCTGCTGGAGAACCAAGCCCTATGGGCACAAACGGAAAAGTACCTGCTGGGGCTTCAATCACAGATCCAACAGGAAATGGAGGTGGCAACATCGGAGTCGGCAATATTCCGATGCCAGGGGAAGCTGGTTTTGCTTCGCCAATTGATCAATCTTCCAACAGCGAACCAACGCAGTAAAGAGGGTGACTAGTGGCAGTACAATTTAGTTTATCATATGATGCAAATGGAGATCCAGTATTAGTAGAAAATACTGTACAGGGAATTAGAAAAGTTGTATCTACTTCACCAGTAGTGAGTGAATATAAATCTAGATTTGAAAGTCCAGCTAGTGGTGATCCTATAACTGATGCAGAAGAAAATCAACCTAATAATAATCAAAGTGCTATTATGGATTACATAATGGAAATGGAAAAAGGTGCAGATGCTGATCCTAATTTATCATTTATACAAAAACAAAATTTAGAAAGCTATACACAAGAAGCTATAGAGGCTAGAAGTAAAGAAAAAACTCCTACTCAAAAAGTTATAGAAACAGTTATGAGAGCTGTAATACCTTATGCAGATGCAGCTACTGCTGCAGTAAAAGCATTAAGTGCTATTTTACCAGAAGAAAGTGAAGAGATAAAAGCTATTAAACAATTTTATGCAGATCCAGAACAAGCTGCATTAGTTGAAAGTATACCTGGTATGTCAAATTATAATTTAGTATATGGTAATCCATTTGATCCTAGTTATGGTTTAGCTAATGCTGCTGATAAAAGAACAGATAGAATAGCAAAAACTTTAGCAGATAAATATGGTATGACTGCTGCAGAAATTGAGATGGCAAAACTTGGAACTTATAAAGGGCCAGTAGACACTGCTTTAATTACAAGAATAAAGAACACTACAGATTTATCAAAAAAAGAAAGAGGAGAAATAACTAGAATTAAAGAACAAAGAGCTAAAGATCTTGATGATATGAGAGGTGGTGTAGGTAGAGATTCTGATCCTGCACCAAGTGCACCACAAAAAGCCACTGAAACTGCTTCTTATAGTAACGAAAGTGCATATGAACAAGCATCAGGTGGTGGTGGCGGTCAAGATAGTGGTAATCAATCAACAACTTCATCACCAACTAATGTAGGTAATCCTCTTGGATATTGATAATGGCAGTAGATTATAAAGGACAACCAATAACAGACCAAACAGCATTTACTACTACAGGTATAATGAATAGAAAACCTGCATCTGTAAAGCCTGCAAAGATACCAGCTGTTAAAAAACCTGAACCAAAAGTGGTACAAAAAAATCTACCAGATGAAAGAA